AACACCGCTTGAACTTGAGCCAGTGACGTCAACATTTACCTTTGCAGCACAAAAAAGCGAAACTGCGTAGTGATAGGCGACAGAAATAAAGGGCGAGAATCAGAAAAGGAAACAGCCTGAAAATACATAGTTGAAAACTATACCGCTCTACCGGTCTCTACCTTAGAATAGAAAAAGACCGGGGGACCTGCATGGGTGCAAACAAACACAAGGAAGCGTTGCTTCCTACCTCTATACGCGTGCAAAATCCGTACTGGGGAAATAGATTTGCCTGCCTATTTCTTCAGTACGGATTTTGCACGCGCCGGGAGCTCTGTTAATGAATGTTATAAAAAATCTATTGCCTTGAAAATGAATACACAATACCCTGTTTTCCATCCGAATGGAAAAAGAAACGGAAGTTTCTTCCTACCGCGCCCTAACAAAAGGCGCAAAAGAAGTCGCAAAAAGTAAGGAAATATGACAAAAGTAACACATTTTTACACCAAAGAAAACACCCTCCGCCTGTCCTCCGATGCGGCATCCGGTCCTCAATCGTTGCGAGTCCTGTTATAAGTATTGCGATAACTGTTGCGAATGTATGTGCAGTGAATCAGATACGTGCGTCCACGAACCCGTATGCCTGCCTGAGCAGATGCCCGTACTTCGTCCAGACACGTTTATCGACTGCATCCCCGAAGTGTGTTGCCTCTTCAGGAAGGATGGACTGGTTGCGCTCACTACGCTTATCCTTGGCAAACCGTCCTTCACGATCCTCGATAACGCGCGTGTTGTTCATGGAGATCAACGTGTATTTGCATTTCGAGCCGTTGAAACGCTTCTTCGGAAAACGTTCGTCTTTCTCCGCCAGGATAGAAGCCCACAACAGATATTTATCATGCTGCGGCGGCTCCATGCCCGCATGGGTGTGCTGTTCCACTGTCCAGCCGTGTTTCTCCAGGCGCTCAATGGCAAGTTCATTATAGGATTTTTTATTGTTGGCGCGACGTGCATCCCCGTAGCGGTCACGGTAATAATGCAGGTGCTTGTTGATATGGTTACGGTAATAGTGGCAGAACTTATCCATCAGCGCGTTGACCATTGTATCGTCTTCCTCGTCACGCTTGACAAAGAACTCGTTGATATTGTTATCCACCGGCTCACGTGTCAGCAGCTTCGTCACGAAATCATAATTGCGTTCCTGCGCCACTTCAAGGAACGAGGCGGCAGACCCCCAGTCAGGCGTCAGCTCTATCGGCTGGTTCGGATTGCAGTCCAGATCACGCCGGCTGTCATCATTGTTGGCAAGCTGTTGCCAATTGTAGTTATGATCTTCGGCAAAGTCACGTATATAGCTGTCATTGGTCGCATTGTAATACACGTGCCGTTCATCCAGTTGGTAATAACAGCTATCAATCTTATCCACCATGAAGTTCAGTATCTCGATCATGAAAGAAAGCTTATCCATCACCTTGTGCTGGTTCAGGATATAGTTCATGCCCACATTGGCGATATTGTCGAAGATGGAGCCAAGGATAAAAAGCGTGCCGTCGCGTGAAACGAACGGCGTGATGCTTTGCCTGAGACGAACGGTTTCATTCCAGATTTCCTTGAAGAGTCCCGCATCATTCGCAATCCTTGCATCAATGAGCTGCATCTGTAACCGCACAATCTTATTCCAGACATCAAACAGTCGGATGCCGCGTTCTTCTTCGTAATACTTGGCCGGTTCAAGCAACCATTTCTGTTCAGGCGTGTAAGGCATGGAGGAAAGGAAGGTGTTGCCGTGATGTTTCAGAACGGGATTCTCGGACTTGCGTCCGAAGATGTGTTCATTGCCTCGGTTGGTCGGTGCCGCCTCCTGATCGAACTTCTCTTTATCGAGCGTCAGCGCTTCGTCAGTGATGTTGTAGTCAGCATTCGGTCCGCGGCTGTTACCGCCCTGGGTAAGTATGTAGAGCATGTGACCATTGGAGAAGCTGATGCCATACTCAAACGACATGATGTGCTCATAAGGCTTATACCAGCCCTCAATGGGCCTGCGGCACACCACATAATCACCGGTCTTGCTGACCGGATCCCATTGCTTGTAACCGAGCATCTCAAGCATCTTGAAAGCGGATGGCAATGTTTTAGTCAACGCCTGACCAATGGTAGCCTGGGTAAGCGTGGTAATACCGCGCGGCATCAGGCGGATATTGTCATCTATCACGGCACCGGTAATAAAAGATTTACCTGTTGCACGTGAATAGATGACATACCCGTTCTTGTACGGCATTACCAGGAATGCCGCCTGTGCCGGATTGACCTGTATAACCTCTTCCCAAACGTTTTCGTCCATTGTCCTGTCACATCAATAACGTGGGAAAACAATGTAGTTCACACCTTCTGATGAAGTCATACGGGGCATTGGCTGCCCTGTATCGTCTAATAGTTTTTTCACTTCATCCGGTTTGAACTTAGCGGATACGGTACAAACAATCTGTGTCTTGCTGACTGACACCATATCAATATGTTTATGGTCAACCAGATAAGAGATCAGGCGTTTATTGGTCAGTTTTTTCATGATGATATATTTATGAGTTCATTATTTCTTCTGCCTGCACATCGTCAATAGGCGTGTACATTGAATCCACAAGGACTTTTTGCTCTTCCTGTGAAAGATTACGGATCGCATTCAGCGGGATATCTACTGTTTGCCCCATACTGTTGATCTGGATGTAGAAGACATTTTTCTCCATACGTCGCGGATCCTCAACCGAAGCCGGTTTCTCACCAATCATCTGATGCAACACTTTCTTAGCGTTGTTCCAATTCTTCAGATCACCTCTGAGCTTACAGTCCCGGATAAGCTGAATCTGGTCCTTGATCATCCAGGCAAACCAGAAATCCCAGTCAAACTGGTGCTGTGTCTTGAACAGTTCTTTTGCCAGGGCGATATCCTTACGTACCTGTGTACGTGAAATCCGGTATTTCGCCAGCATGATGTTGATGATATGGCTCTCATTGGGATAATCATCCAGCAAACGGGCTATCTGCAATACCCGGTTGCACTGCACCCGAAGATGCTCCGGCAACGGGCTGTTCTCCGGGTCAATGATGTGCTGCTGTATAAGGTCGTATGACTGTTCCTCCAATGCGGCCTTGCTTTTGGATGTTGTCAAGCTGTTACTCATACTCAAGATACTGCTGTTGCGATTTAAAGAACTTGATCAGTTCCTGTTGTGCCGGATTGCTGCCGTTGATGGCGGACTTGATGATAGCCTCCCGTACTTCAACCATTTGGCTGAGATGCCCACGATAAAAAGCCGTCCGGACTTCAGTGCCCGGAGTACGGAGCTCTGCAAGAAAATCCGTCTCATCCACACCGATATTGATTGCGATCATTCCCGGAGGGATAAGGCGGTACGCCATTTTCTCAATTTCTTCACGTTGTTCCTGCGTCAAACTCATCATTCAGCATTTTAAAATCAAAGTCAAAAATATCTCTGCCGGTATGGATGATTCCACGTTCCAACTTCGGGTTATGTGTGGCGTTCTGACTGCCTACTACGGTGATGTTCCAGTCTTCATTATACAGCAACGCCACCTTCGCATGCAATGCCAGGCAACGGTAACAGTCTGGAAATGTAGTCACCAGATAATCGAACGGTTTGGGCGAGATGCTGCGTACACGGTTATCGATCAGGAACCGTACCGATAGCAACTCACCGGTCTCAACCTTACGACGAAGGGTGTTGATACTATCCATCGAGATTGAGTAAGTAGTCAAGAACAGGTGTGCCGGACCGGTCTGTTTCAAAATATATAAAATCAACTGGATCAGGTTAAATGCTCCGGAAGAATAGAAATGCTTATCCCTGCCGGGAACCAGCACTCCCATAGCGTCCGGATGCAGCAGCTTCTCCGAAGCCCGATCATGGTCGGAGGCTGCCACATCCGTTTGGCGGAGAGGGAGCGCATTGTCCTTCATTCTCTCCGCCGGCATCTCATTCATATCGCTGCAACATACCAACATTATTGCAGTTCGGCCAGTCTATAATCTATTTTCTCAACTAATACCTCTTGCTCGGCTACTTTCTTCTCATACTTCACTCGTTTCGGGCAGTCCGGAAGCGGGTTTTCCTTGCCGTCTTTAGGCTTGCTCTCTGAAGAATACAGCAACATGTTTTTTGCCTTGGTAATCTTACTCTTGGCATTAGACTTCGCTTTCTTCAACTCTTCGACGGAAAGGGAACTGATATCCGTCTGCTCATCTTCCTTTTCCGACTTCTCTTCAGCAGCATCCACTTTTTTATAAAGTTCGTCCAGCTGTTCATCAGTCGGCAACTCCTTTTTCTGCTCATATTGCTGTTTGATGGCAGCCAGCAATGTCATACGATTGGAGAGAGAGACTATACGAGTAACAATATCTTTACGCTGTGCACATACAGCCACTATATTGCTCTCACCCTGTTCGGCAAGTAACCGGTGCAGCCGTGAACGTTCATTATAGCAATCCCGGAAATCATAGATGATTTTGGCTATCACTGGAGGGTAGGCCGGCTGTTCATCCGTTTCACGTGCCAGTTCCTTTTCCGCAATGGAAACAATGACCGCCGCCGTTTCTTCCGGAACCGTCTCGGACCGGCCGTCATTACCCGGCACTGCATCATCCGCCAGATCCACATCCTCAAAACGCGGATCATCTGGATGGTACCAGACTTTAATCATCTGCCGGATCTCATATTCCAGTTTCTCGCGGGTATGCGGCTTTTCACCTTGGCGTGCAAGACGTGCGGCGACAAAGCCCTTATACCCAGAACGGGTAAGGATATTCACTCCGGTACTATAATCCCGCTTATTGGAATTTAACCACTTGATACCGTCCCTGCGGGCTTCAATATAGCTCTGTGTAATTTTTGACATTATACGTTGATTTTTAGTGATACGCAAAACTATTGCGATTTTTATTGCCGGAATAGGACAAAACAAAATGTCCGCCTCCCGGAAAGAATTCGGAGACGGACATAAACAAGCAACTAACAAAACGAAG